CGAAGTAGTAGATCCTAGAGCAGCAGCTGCGGCAAGAGGTAGACCACCAGCAAAACCAGTTCAGCAATCATCGCAATCCGCTTCGGCAGCAGCTCCTGGAGCAGGTGGTGGTGCCAAATCAAAGGTAGAGAGATATAGATATCCTCTAGATGTTTTAAACAGCAGCAGTGACTACTTCATGCTGCAGGCTGTAAAGTATACAGCACCTGGTGTTGGTTTAGCAGGTCAATCACAAGCACTTAGTGAAATTATTGGTGCCTCTCCTGGTACTAACCAACCACAATTATCAGAGGCTGGAAATAATCTAAGACCACCGACTTCAGATGGTCAGTTAAGAAAGAACGAGAAAGAAAATACACTGGCATATTATATCTTACCAATGCCACCTCAGATTGGCACCAACAACCAAGTTGGTTGGGATAAGGGAGAGATCAATGCTGCTGGGTCTGCTATTGCGGCACTTGGGCAGGAGTTAATGAAAAATAGCAGTGGATCTCCAATACCAACACTAGAAGGTCTTGGTCAAGCTTTCAACAAAGTTCGAAACTTTGGTTCTGCTCTGATTGGTCAGGCAGGTGCTGGTGGTGGTCTTATGGGAGACTATCTTACCAGTCTGATGATCAATCTTATTCCTGGCAACCAGGTATCACCAAGTGATATCTTTGCTAGAAATAGAGGGATTGTTATCAACCCTAACATGGAATTCCTGTTTAAGGGTCCGAATCTGAGACAGTTCAGATTTACTTTTCTTCTAATCGCAAGAAACAAAAAAGAATCTGATCACATCAGAGACATGGTTCGTTCACTTAAGAAACACATGTCACCCAAGAAAACAATTGATACCTTTGGTGACAATCAATTGTTCGGTGCTTTTCTACAGACACCAGATGTTTTTAAACTTTCTTACATGAAAGGAACATCTGGACACCCATATCTGAATACTTTTAAATATTGTGCCATGACAGGCATCAGTGTTAATTTTGCTGAGGGTATGACCTATATGTCCTATGATGATGGAGCACCAGTTGCTGTTGGTTTATCCATGGACTTCACTGAATTGACACCAATTTATGCTGAAGATTATGATTCCGATTACGCAGGGGGAGGAGTTGGATTCTAATGGCTTACTTTCAGTTTATTCCAAATATTGAATACGCATCACCATTTAGTGATAGAACTAGTGTAAATGCTACAGTCATTGCGAAGAACTTATTTCGTAGAGTAAAGTTATCTGATAGTGCTGGTTTGCTATCTAGTGCTTACCTTTTCAACAAGTATGTGATTGAAGAAGGTGAAAGACCAGACACTGTTGCGACAAAATATTATGGAAACTCTAACTATGATTGGTTGGTTATTTTCAGTGCTGGGATTGTAAACCAGAGACACGAATGGCCACTTTCTAGTCAAGATCTATATGAATTTTGTCTCAAGAAATATGGTGATGAATTGACAGCAATAAAACACTACAGAACAACTGAAGTAAAAGATTCTGATGGTCGTTTAATCTTACCTGCTGGTAAAGTCGTTGATCAAAACTTCACGATCCCCAATCCTGCAAATCCAGCATCAACTCTAAATCCAGTAGAAGGTCTTACCAACTACGAATATGAATACGAATTGAATGCTGCTAAGAGAGAAATCAATCTGATTAAACCATCATATAGATTACAAGTTGTAAGTGAACTTGCTGAGTTGTTCAAGTACAAACCAGATTCCTCTCAATACATTAATGCTTTCTTGAAAAAAACTGATAATATCAATAAAAAATCCCCCTGATTTCTCAGGGGGACTGGTGATCAGAACTCTGCCAACTTCTGGAAGTAACTCAGAGTATCATCTTCTTCATCACTGCTAGAAGAGGAACTCAGAGCACTCAGTTCGTCCTTGAGATCCTGAGGAACAGGATTAGAACGGGAACCGAAGTCAGGGGTGTAAGAACCACGAGTATCATCCTCGTTCTCAACCTCTTCGTCTACACGACGACGGGAGGGAGTGTTACCGAGAACATAGTCCAGACGCTTCTTCAGGTCATCATAGGACTTGAACTGCTCAGCAGCAGTCAGTTCTGCCAGGGAATACTCCTTCTTCCAGATCTCTTCTAGTTCAGAGTCATCCAGATCACCCAGAGTGCCAGCACGGGCAAACTCACTGGAATCATAGTTCCAGTAACCAGCAACCTTCTTGATCTTGATCTTGAAGTCAGCACCAGCCCAGAAGTCAAAGGGGTTGATGGGATCTTCGTCTTCAAACTCAGGTTGCATGGCAGACATGACCTTATCAAAGATCTTCTTACCAAACTTGTAGAGAAACACACGACCTTCGTTATGAGGATTCGAAGGATCCTTCACGACGTAGATGTTAGCATAGTAAGAGAGTTTGCGTTTCTGCTTACGGGCAACTTCTTTGTCAGAGTCAATCCCACTGTTCCACAGCTGGGAGTTCAGTTCCGACACGGGATCTTTCTGACCCAGAGTAGTCAGAGAGTTCTCGATGTACCAACCACCAGGACCTTGGAAGGCATGGGTGTACATCTTTGCCCAAGGCAGGTCTTCCCCTTCGGGAGCAGGAAGGAAACGGACGACAGCATACCCGTTACCTGCTTTATCTACCTCGGGCTTCCAGAGACGATCATCTCCAGAACCACCATTGCTGTTCATCTTCTCGACTTCCTTAACCAGTTTGCTGGTCAGAGAACCCAGAGAGGACTGCTTTTTGAGATTTGCGAATGACATTGGATTTGGCCTTTAACTTGTGTATTTTAGGATGATTAGGAGTCTTTGTCAACACGACTGCGGACTTCTTCAAGGGTCTTTTTCATGTTACCGAACAAGACCCCAACATCGGTGTTCTTTGGGAACCCCATCATTATAGCAGATGCCTGGATTTGCTCCTTCATCTGAACCGCATCGGGATCGTCACCCGCAAGGGAGAGACGAGTCCACATGATTTGTTGCTTGTCAACCAAGTCATCGAGAAGACTGAGGTTGTCAAGTTTCTCTTCCAAAGTAAGAGAATCAAAGGAAGCCATGTTTTGATAGATGTCTTCCTGAAGTCGATTGATTTCTGCGAGCTCGGCACGAACTACATCAGATTTAAAGAAATCACTCACAGATAATACTCCTTAGTATTTGCTTGTGCTTTGGCACATCGATATTTAGAAAGGGTTCGTACTTCTTGATTTTGAGGGAAACCGAACTCCAAACAGGATCAGTCAGGTGGTTATCAAACCTTTTCCTGAATGAGAATATTTTATCATAGATCACTAAACTTTCTAGTGATACTTTTCCACCAAGATACTTTTTTAGGAGGATTGGGTGTCCTTTCGAACAGTTGAACACATCCTCTAATGCGTTCTCCGAGAACAAGTCGCTGCTTTGTTCTTTGAACAAGTAAGTCAAACTCTGCTGTCTTTTCATCCAGCTTTGATACTCGGTTTCTCCTTCTTTGATTAAACCACCAATCCATATCTTTTCTGGGGAATCTGATGAGGTGAAGTTCGCAATAAAGTAATCACGAACTTCTTCGTCTTTTTTCTGTCTGGACAATTTTTCGAACCAGTATTTGTCCTTGCGTTTGTTGAACGCAGAGACAGATGCCCTAGTCCGACCACCATACTGGAAGAAGTCATACTTCTCCTTAGTGAAGTGGTTTTTCAATGACAAATATGTTTGATAGCAATCAAACGGAGTCACTGGGATCTTGTTCTTGTTCACGAAGTTGCATCATATATTGGAACTTTTCGTATGGAGACAGAGTTACATCATGGTCATAATAGAAATACTGACGACCAACACGAGGAACATCTGTCTGCCATCCATTATAGTCAATGAATCCACTTTGACTAGAGGTATGATAATGAGTCACCTCATCTTCATCACCATCCCATCTCCAATCCGTACAAGAATCGACAGTGAGAATAGGAATCAGGGTATTCATGGAAGTCATTCTAAGGAATGCATCATGCCATGAGTCAAACACAATCATTTGAGGATCATCTAGTTCCATCTTTCTACCATTAGTAGCATGGAACATAAGATCCAAACCCATCTCTTTGAATTTACTAGTAATGGGTGGTTCTTTAGCCTCACCATGACCCCAGAGATCATTACAGATGAGAGAGGCAGCAGCAGGTAGATAATACCTATCTGGTGTCCTTTCCACTAATTCTACGACGACTACAGGATCTCGTTCATGATCTCTTCCGAGAACATGCTCCATTTCATTCAAAACAAAAGTTTTGAAAGTGGCACCAACGATATGACCTTCCCTGTGGTAGTGTCTAATCTCATTCCGACGAATAAGACCCTTTGATTCTTGTTCTTCAAAGTTTGTGCCAAGATGAAGGTAAAGATTACACTTCTTTTGATGTTCTTCAACTTCTTTGAGTGCATCTTTAATCTCTTCCATATTATCTTCCCAACCACCAAGATATCCAGAGAGAGCACACTCTGGGGTCAGGAGATGATCAACTTCATTCTCTTTTGCCCAATCAAGGGATTTGAGAATCTCAACTTTATTTGCTTGAATATTAGTTCCTACGGGAATCTGAGCACCAGCAACTCTGATCATTTGAGTTGGCATCTGGATTCCCATGGGTCCAGTTGTATACGATGTCATGTTCAATCAATAGGTAAACGAGCTCGAGATGTTTTCTTCATGAAGTTAAGTTTAAGTGCATCACACTTAATCTTTTCTTTCAGTGGTTTAGAAATAATCTTAGACACTGATTCTACTTCAATGCCATTTTCTTCACAAAAGTGAATTATAGCATCTATGTAGTTCATATCTTCTTCCCTCTGTACAATCCTCTCGATTTCCATCGCAAAGGTAGTAGCAGTAAGGAATTTCTGATCGAATACTTTTTTAAGTTCTTGTTCCATATTCAGATAGCTTGTGTTCTACAAAGTTTTGGACATATTTTCCAAGTAATTTGATATACTCTACTTTTTCTTCACCTCTAATCACATACTCTACAACTTCACCATTTTCACATGACATGAGGATAACAAACTTCTTGACAAGGATATCTGTCAATTCGTAGAACATGCAGGCATATGCTGCTGCCTGAACAAAATAATTTTCAATCCATTCTTTTGGTTTTGGTTTCTTGGCAGTCTTAAAGTCAATGACTGCCAACTCACCATCATACTCAGCAATACAATCGACAGTTCCAGCAATCCCCAAGTGTAGACTGTAAAGACTGTCTTCTAAAGCATGGATATTGTCAATCTTATTAAGATATGGCTTTGCTTGCTTGAACAAATACTCGGATAAGGGTTGAACGGAAGGGAGATCTTCGTTCTTTAGATAACTCTCGGCAAGAGAGTGCATATCAGTCCCACGACTGGTTGCTGCCTTAGTAATCTTATTAGCAGTATCTTCTCCGACTTTTTTCCTCCAGTCAAGGAAAATCTGCCTGTTATAAAAACTGGTGACCGAAGTAATGGACACCAGTCGTCGAAGTTCTTCTTCTGTGGGGAGTTTGTAATAACGGACCCCATCAATGGTCTCCCTCTCAAGTTGAGGAAGACCCACATCAACAAAATTAAACATTAAAATCCTAGTGCCAATTTCTTAATAAGATATTCTTTGACCAGACCAGAACGAACGATATCTTCAGTGTCAAATTCGACAATATTGAAGGATTCCATTTGTTCAATGATTTTCATGAAATCAAGGATTCCATTTCTTTCATAAGATTTGGTAAGGTCAGTTTGGGTGGCATCACCACAGAACATAATTTTAGAGTTATCACCCACTCGTGTAATTATACTATCTAATTCATGAAAATTCAAGTTTTGACACTCATCAACGATGAGAATCGCATCATCAAAGGTAGTTCCACGAACAAATGATGTGGACCAGAAACTAATCGTCTCCTGTGCCTTAAGATTGCCATAGAGCATCTCAAAGTCAGCATCTGTAGGCATCTCAAACATGTACTTCACCATGTTCTTATAAGGAATCTGGTAAAGTGCCGATTTATCTTCGTGGTCACCAGGAAGGAAACCAATTTCTCTGGTTGCTACCAAAGAACGAATGATATAGATCTTGTTATAGGGAGTGTACTCATTGAGAACGTCTTTCAGAGCATTGTATAACGCAATAAAGGTTTTACCCGTCCCAGCACATCCATATAAGAATGAATTTTGACCTTTTTCGTATGCGGCAAAAAACTTTCTTTGGTTTTCAGTTAAAGGTTCAATATCAACCAGTAAATCTTGGTTGATAGGCTTCTTTCGTTTCATTTGCTTTGCTGTATAACCAGCACCAACGGGTGAAGCATCAGTAGACTTTCTCTTTCTGGGCATAAAAGTTAGATTTTTAGTGTTTGACGGTTTCCACCTGCTTTTTGTGCTTTAGCAAGCACATCATTCCAACCAGGATTGCGGTTGACAAGTTTGTCTTTCCACTCTCCTACCTCTCCAACACCAGGACAGGTGCTGGGATCAGAAAAATCTCTAATCCATTCGGGATTATCAATCTTCCACTGATCCCAATCATGAACACTCATGATTACTTCTTTAGTCTCACCAGTTTCGGTGTTTTTTACGGGATAAGTTGCCATTATCTACTCATAAAAAGTTATTTAGACCCACTCCAGAGCTTCAGCAACAGAGGGGAAAACTCCCTTGAAGATCTCTTTACACTCTAGAGCAATGTCCATGTGTTCCTTCTGAGTTCCATTGGCAGAACGCAGATTGATATAGTGGATCCAACTGCGGCAAGATCCACTCATGTAGATCTTAGTCGGAGTTGCCAAAGGAAGAACGAAACGAGCACATTCTTTAGCAATACCCTCATCAAGCATCGTTTGATACAATGCCATGGCATCCCTGAAGTGATCCTTCATCAATGCTTCATACTTTTGCCGAGTTTCTTCAGAAATATCATCAATAGAGTTCTGACGATTCTTGGTGTCTTGCCGACGAAGTTCGGGGAGAGGGATCTTCTCCGAGAGTAAGGAAGAATCAGCATAACGTTGAGAGAACTCTTGATATGTGAAAGAACGGTGGCGCAGTATTTGAGCTGCGATACCACGATTGGTCTCAATCTCCAGAGTCATAAAACTCTGTTCAAACACAGACCAATGATTATGCTTGATGCAGTAACCCAACAACTTGGCATAGTTGGGATTTTCTTGGTTGGCAGGATTGCTCACACGAGCAATATACGCCATGTTCTCTTCAGGATTCGTGGTTGCTTGAATCAGTCGTACTGTCATTCTTCCTCATGTGTTTTTGTTTCAGTTGCTGCTTTGCTGACTTCTTTGCTTTACGCATGTAAGTCAACTCTTCTTCAGAATATAACCAAGGTTGCTTAAGTGCTTTCTTGGCTAATCGAATTGTGTCCTTGAGACGCATAGTACACCTCGTAGTACTTAATTATACCATGTGAAATCATGTTTCCTTGAGAAACCCAGTCATGAGCACACTCATATATTGACTGATTTGTGTATTTAGAAGTACCATCCTCATTTAAGTCACT